CCTGTATAATTTCCATTATACAGGATTTCCGGGAAACATTTCCTGAGTTCCACCTGAGTCAACAGGGCTCCTCTTCGGAGAGATAGCCGCTCAGTTGAGTATGCTGGTATGTCACTCAATCGGTTCAACCCACTGCTGAAAGCGCATGACCGTGGTGCGTCATGGCCAGTCAAGAGGGCTTGCCCCCCGCCTTGGTTGCGAGAAACCAAAGAGAAGGACAGTCATCCTCAACAAGAAGTTCTTAAATAATATAAAGCAACAATCAACTTAATTAACTTAAGAAGCACCAAAATTAATTCACTTGTAAAGTGAATAAATGGTTACTTACTAAAAATCGACCAAGTTGATCATTACAGTTTATACTGGTTAAGATTACTTGAGAGATGGCAAGTCACTAGAGGTAATGTTGATACAATTAGAAGGATAAAATCAATCCAACTTCTTGTTACAAAGTACCTCTGTGGCGAGCCACTACTAACTAATAATTTTGGGATTAAAACTAACCAACGGGGTTTACCCTGTTGTTTAGGCCCACTATTAGAGCTAGTAGATGGCGAGACGAAACACCTTAGGTTGTTAATGACTTTACTGAAGTTGTCAAGAACCCTTAAGGGCACGTCTAAGCCAGATCTAAGTCCCATAGTTACCGAGAAGGATTACTCCTTTGATCAGAAGGAGCTTCTTCACGATACCATATGTGACTTAGAAATCGGGTTAGACACATTGATGTGAAAGGAACCACATATCACCACCAAGTCGGGTCCAAATGGGCAAGCTTTATTGACTTCCGTGTATGACTTAAGTATACTTCCACCAACTCTATATGAAAATATAGTTACCGTTGGGGGAAGTATCCTTAAGCAGTACATGGAAGACATAAAGGAGAACATGGATATGGAAAAGTGGAACACTAAGTACTCAGTTACCGGAAAGAGTAACTTGAGGAAGCTCAGTGTTGTCAACGATCCAGATGCCAAGTCACGAATTATAGGAATTCTTGATTATTGGTCACAAACAGCTCTGAGACCTCTACATGATGAACTTCTAAAGATCATCAAGAGTAAATTCAGAGCCGATTGTACCTATAACCAAGGTAAATTCCTCAAATTCCTTCCTCATATGAAAGGGCCATTCTATTCGTTAGATTTAAAGAATGCTACGGATTCCTTCTCGATTAAATTCCAGAAGGAAGTCTTAAGCTTCATTAAGTCCAAAGAATATAGTGATGCCTGGGCCGACATAATGGTTGGTTACCCATTCAAGAATATAGACCCAGAAGGTGAACCTGTTTATTACAAACAGGGACAGCCAATGGGAGCTTATAGTTCTTGACCTATGTTCAGTTTATGTCATCACCTGATAGTGCAGATGGCCGCAAGGAAGGCTAATAAGACCTTACCTTGAGACCAATACGCATTATTAGGAGATGATATCGTCCTGACTGATAGTAAGGTTGTCGAAAATTATCGACAACTGATATTATCAGTCGGAGGATCATTCAGCGATGTCAAGAGTCATACGAGTTTACACTCATTTGAACTTGCCAAACGTTGAATAGTTAACGGAACAGAGATTACGGGTGCACCACTGAGAGCTTTCCTTACTAAAGAGAAGTACTCTTTCCTTACGGAAAAGGTATCTGAACTGATGGTAAGGTGAAACTACATGGAAAGATTCCCAATCACCATTGGTCCTCTAAAGGACCTATATTGAATTTTCCACCCAAATGATCTTGCGATCAAGTGGGCTGAAAAAGGATATATGTATTGACTTCTTCCGAAGAAGCAAGACAGCCTACAGCTAGCGGAGCACAAGATGGAAATCTTGAGCGTCCGGACGCTGAGCGACTGTATTGGGTGTAACAGAAAGAAACCTGGCTTCCATAAGGAATTATGGGAGCAGATTCTTTCTGTTATAGCCATGGAGTCAATCGATAGAGGAATTCGAACTAGTTTCGATAACATTCGTACGTTTATACTTACGAATGATTTCAACGAGTTCAAATTAGGATCGTCTCAAATGCCGGATAGTGATTTCGTTAAACTTATTCCAGCTGTAAGTGTCTCATATAAAAATGTGAGAGATTTACAGATGGAACAAGATGAGTTAGCGCGGATTAGATACGACCCAGACTCGGTCTGAGAAAATGTTCTAAACAAATTCACGGACCTAGCCTTTAGTCCATCTAAGCTGTTCCAACTCAGAAATAACGATATGATTATAATCAAGCAATCTAAATTGTCAGCTAGGTTATTAACCTGGACTGCCGAATATCAGCGTATCCGTTTGAACAACTTAAAAGAGGAGGGAGGAGGGATCGGAAGAGATTCCGAAAACCCTCGTTTCTTCTCGGCCGATTAAGTAACCATACAGGGAGGGACCCCTGAACCAAAGTCCCGGTATTCCCTATATTGGGTGGTGATTCCAATATAGG